GAATCATAAATCAGCAAGCCGTTTCTTAATGCAGGCCCAGAAGATATCGAAACTCCGTCGGTAAATACATAATTATTTAAAGATGTTGAGATAATTAGCTGATCATCTTCACGTATGAGGATCGAATCTTGGGCGTTGTCATGAAATTCCACCGAATTATTTAAAAAAACAAGCCCACCCAAGGGCGAGGATACAACCATATCGCCAGGATTCATCTTCCTGAGTTTAAAATCAACCTGATTAATGTCGCTCGTTGAAATAGCGTCAGGAAAAACCTGTACAGTGTTATAATTTAATTTTGCATCTAACCCTGCCATTAAATAAGTCAATAATAACGGGGAACCTTTACCTCCACCATCATTTATAAACCCGAAAATACCCATGGCCCCTTTTTCTGGAAGCCCTCCAATATGCCCCGCAGGGCCGGCGTAGGGGAAGCTGATCGGAACCTTAGTATGTACCCCTTGATTCCCGGTCCAGCGAACTGTCATCTCATATTTATCAACATCTACTTCTTCAATGATCCCTGTCCGCACATAAAAGTATTGATTATATTTATGAGGTCCGTTGTATTGGCTCTGAAGATAGTGGGGTCTTTCCCCTTGATGTCTTGGAACTGGCATTTTATTGTCCTTGCTTATTCACGAGCGGGGATGCTCCTGGAGGTGCGGACACATTAAATTGAACTCCAGCATTAACGAGTGCCTTATATGTCTCTCCCGTAATCGGGGGTGTCAGGAGATCGTTCGCATCATTAAGTTGACTCGTCGTTAAACTTTGCGTGAGCACATAATTACTACTTGAGTCTATATCTACTATCCTTCCCAAAGTCGCCGGCATCTCGTTATTAGCTGTATTGAGATAAGCAGGAACCGCTCCTTCCTGCTTATCAAAAAAAAGGATATTCATAGAATCTGATTCTGACTGGTATACGGGCCTAGCCATAGTGGTTAAATAAACATCTTTTAAAATTGGAGGGCCAGAGGTCTCACTCGACATTAAAATAGGATTTAAATTTCTTCCATAAGCAAACGACCCTATAACCTGATACCCGTCCTCATCAGTAAAAGGAACCGAATTTTGAGTAACATTGTACTCATTAAGATTTGCTCGAGTGTCCAAGGCATACTCGCCCTGGGTCAGGGATGATATCTTGTATTGTGACCCTAACAAATCCTGTTGCTTAATTTCCTTTTCACTCACCGGCCATAACGGCGGAGGATCTTTAGGGTTAGATTTCGGAGGGGCTAGGGATCCCGGCCTCAGCCGATAAACCTGATCTTTTAAAGGCACAATATTCAAATCACCAGAGGCAACATCATTATCGGAATATCTTTTTTTCCTCTCCGTCTCCAAAGACAAAGTTGTGGTAAACGAACCTCCATAATCAAAACTGTGTGTGATCGATTTTACATAATGAAAACTATCCCGATGTTCTATATAAATTGGATAACCAAGTCTTAGTTCCGGGCGCCCAGGAATCGAGACATTACCAACAACCGTTTTTGCGTTCATAACATTCATTTGTCCCAGAGCCAAAGTCCTCGCCATACCTGCATCATAGACATATTCCAAAGTAATTTCACGATCCCGGATTCCATAACGTTTTGCAAGATCAATATCCATATGGAACCCTTTACCTAGATCAAATGTTGTTGTACGTAAATTCTTATACATTGGCGTATTCACTGTAAGAACCGTACATATTCCCTCGACGTCCGTTGTGAGCGCATAACTCACAATATCATTTGGAAGCAAGGTATATGGCAAAATCCCCCGGACGTTTAAATTATAAAATGGCGGCTTGAAAACAAAATTTCCATTCGTGTCCTGAAAAAATTCAAAATCCGTACGATCCTTGATTGTCGTAGCTATCTCAAGCTTAGTCATATATTCTGAATTTTCAAAAGTCCCCATTTTATCGTAATCGGCAAAAATCTCGAATCTGCGGATATAATCAATATCCAGAATATAGTTATTCACATCCTTATATCGATACCCTTCCACTAATTGGGAATCTGTTGAAAGAATTGGATTCGTCTTTTCAGGCTGTCTTTCCTGGATACCATTTTTGTTTACTTTAGTACCATTAATACCATACATTTTTAATAAATTCGCCGCCCCAGAAAAACGAGCCTTCCAGTAGGCCATAATTCCCGTAGCTGCTGTCTTCATCAAATTCGCTGGATAAGTTTCACTCAATGACGTCTTTTGCGCGACCCAGGCCGGGGTCACAAAATCACTCATCCCCATCATTGACGTTAGTTGATAAAGGATCTGATAAGGATTTGATCTTTTAAATATCGTGGCAAATACTGTTAAAGTTTGCCCGCCACCTGCAGCAATATTACTTTCAGGAATGGGGTGAACATTCAATTTACTAAATGCCCACCAATGTAGCATGTCCGCACAATTTAAAAGAATTTTATAAACCCCTCCATTATACTGTTCTTCCACATTAGTTACAAATCCCCAGAAAGACGGATAATATTTTGGTTGATTATTAACCAAAAACCGACCTTTAAAAAATATCTTAACTTCCATCATTGGCTGAAAAAGAGGAGCTTTAACCGGAGTGTTGCTATCAATGCCCGGGAAAAGGGCCCAATATTTAGAATTATCCCCATATAATGGAGTCGTAATCTCAATATTAGCGGTAGAAGAACCAGGGGGGTCCAAATTGCTCTGAACAGAAACTGTCGTAATACCGTCATTAAAAGACAAATTACTGTTACTACTAGAAACAGGAGCAAGAACGGCCGTTGTAAGACTTCCTCCTATATAAACCAAAACATCAGGAGCAAGTTTTATAACCCCACGATTATAAAATTCCTGTAATGTGAAAATACCATTGCTTAAGGAATTCGGCATCTATTTTCCTAAGAAGTAGTCAGATCCGCTAAAAGTCGCGGGTTCTTTACCGGAGCTTCACCATCCCGAGGCATTGGAGCAAAATGCCCCCGCACCTCATCATATATTGAACTTAAAGAACTAACAACAAATTCAAAATTGTAATCAAAAAGAAAAGGTTTATCTGCAGCCTCATCAAGTGTAAAATTATTAAAATGCCCCATAAAAATCTGACCATCATAACTAATCTCTACCCCGCGAATGAGATTTATGACACGGGTTATCGACGAGACCTGAGTCGGATCCATAAGTTGGTACCCATTATTTCTATACACCATAAGCATTGCAAGAAAATTCTGATAACCAAATGACCTCTTACGACTTACCGCTGTGAGCCCTACTCCATCTACCATGAAAGCTGCCGTTGTCCCATTCGAAGTCAAAAGATCCTGACTCGGCCCCCATAATTGTGTTATAAACCCACGTCGGGTATAATTAGCAAACACCGAAGAAGTCTTATTGTGGTTCAGAGATGTCGGATTAATCAATAAGGTAATTTGTAATCGATTGTTTTCCGCATCCGGAACCGCAATCGTCATAGGCAAGGCCGCGGACAGGGCCCCCGTTAATAAAGGATCGGGCTCTGATTGTTCTGCTGTGAAGTTCGCCCCTGCTTCTTCCAATAAAGTCGTAGCACTAGATCCTGCTAAAAGAGAGTAATCATTCGTCGGAATATTCTGAAGAAGATCATCAGTATCCTGACGTATCTCATTTCTGTCATCAGCGGGGTCTGGACGGACCTGGGCCATAATGGCTACCTTATAAAGGAATAAATTGTTTTCTCAGATTTAAATGTTGTTATATAATTAAACTTAAACGGACTTTCGGCATTTTCGGTTATGTCGAAGCTCTCAAAATAGCCCCTATAGGCCGCATAATCATATCGTAATTCTATGTATGCTCTCTTATTGACCCTACCATGAAGATCAAACGTAGCCCCGTTTGCGTTCATTAATTGAATGATCTTTCGAAACTCATCATAGGCCACTGTATCCCGTCTTCTTCTTACAGTTAAACCGCTCACATCTCCAACTCCATGGGGGTCAACAATGCCCATGCTAGGGACCTGATTATATTGATCATATATATCTTGAACTTGTGCAGTCGTTTGTAATGCTGAACTCGACGTATTCGGCGCCACGACAGGAACCGGGCCTTCCCAAAGAAATCCAGCACTACTCCCAGAAAATGTTATTGTATCGAGCTCTTCCCCCCAATGATCTTCCCACCAAGCGGTCATAGTCTGTGTCCTATTTACCATCTTTGAAAGATTCACACTGGCAGATGCAGGATTAATCAACAGGACAAGGCCGATTATGGTATAACCATTAATAGTATAAGTCTGCACTTTTCCTGTAGAATCCACCGTCTGAATGAAAAATTTAACCCTATCAGGAGGACGCGATACCCCTTTACCATTATAGAGATAACTATCCAGGGCCTGGGCATAAGTTGTTGAGGAAGCATTTGTACTCAGGGCCCCTTCGAGGGTATAAGTCATTCGATTATTATTTGGCATAAATTATCCAGCAAGTTGCCAGTTATAAAGTGCTGTATTAATTTTGTCAGCTATTTTCTGACCAAGATCTCGCTCTGTTGCATTGACTGTTATGGTAATATTTTTCGAACTTCCACCACCCATTCCAACGGAACTGGCTTTATTCAACGGTATAATAGCTTCTGGGCCAGCCTCACCTGCCTTAATTAAAGTACTCTTTGTTACAATTCCACCTTTAGCAAATGGTGGAGCTTCCACCCCTTGTTCTTGATAAAGTTGCCTTTTTATTGCTGCCCCTACTGTCGAGGCAGAAGCAGCACGCCCAGCACCTTCTAATGTTGTCTGCATAGATTTTAAATCCATATGCAGATCTTTTGCGATGTCCTCAGGCCCTGCTCCTCCTTGTAATCGCTCTTCAATTGCATCTGCAACATTAGATTGAGCTTCTGGGTCCGTTTTTAATCTTAAAGTTTCTATATTTGCAATTATTTCATTATTTTTATCCAAAGAATTTAAATTTTTCAGTGACAACTTCTGAGTTTCTAAAGAGCTTGAATTATCTTGGACTAATTGTGTTAGTT